GTAGGATTTCTTTTCCGTGGGCGGTTGTCCTACTTCTTCACCGTCCACGCTATCTTTTTTCCCTCATCAGGCTCTTTCATAAGTGCCTCGATAGGCTCGTTGTAGAGTTCTGCAAGAGCATCGAACAGGCCCTCCTTGTCTCCGAGATTATCCCAAATCTCATCGATGGTACTCTGTGATGTTCTCTGATGATGTGCAAGAAAAGCACCCTTAAAGAGAGTCATAAGTGAGGTTATAGGAGTATTACCTACGTCCTCATACTTAAATCCTGCTCTTTCAAGTTGCTTTACTGAATCTCTTGTAAATTCAAGAGTGTACTGTGTTCCCTTGTGTTCAAATACGATAGCCATATAAAATTTCCTCCTCGCTTGGTTTTAATTATTCGCCCTTGGTGGCGTCAACGTTGATCTCGCCAGCCTCGTAGGTGGGTACGGTCTGGGGTGCTACTGCGATGGTAACGGGGATTGCCTCGTCTGCTCCGCCTCCGCCAAGAACAGCGGTGTAAGTTCCCTGAAAAGCAATCTTAAGGATAGAGCCTGTAGGAGTGATGGTGTTGCCTGACTTCTGTCCGCCTACCCAAAATGCAAGTTCCTCTACGTCGCTTGTTCCCTGTGCTACGAGAGGGAGGGTTGTCTGATCGAGGAATCCGTTGAACTCGAGGTTTCCGCCAGTATCGATGAGGCCAGCGATATAGACGTGACACCAATCGGAAAGAGTGGTAACGTCAATGCCCTCGGGGGGATTTCCCATATCAGGAAATTCGGAGATGTCGCAAAGTTTCTCGTAGTCGGTGTTAGCATATGTGTAGAATATGCTGATAACTGCCTCGTCTGCCGGAGCAGAGTCGAAAGTTACAACCTTTCCGCTTGAAGTATAGTCGCTGGTTGCGACTCCATTAACCTTGACGGACTTGATCTCGGTAGGAGTTTTGGTGAGGGTAAATGATACCTCTGAACCGTCGCCTGTGAAAGTCTCGGTCGCTTTAGTTCTCTTAATCATAAGAAAACTTCCGGCTGTAAGAACTGCCATAATTTTGTCCTCCTTAATGATAAATGTATTTGTTGCTGTCAACTGTGCCTCTGTATCGAGCGAATAATCTCGCTGTATACATTTCGCTTGTGGGTCGCATCGGCTGTGCTGTCGTGCGTTCAAAACCTAAAGCGGTCATCTCCGCATCGATGATCTGTAAGATGGCCTTACATTCAGCCTTTGCTTTCGCCTTTTTGTTGGAATATATGTCTGCCTCGAATACTACGGTGTCGTAGTTATTCTCACGGCTTGACTTGTGGTACTCGCTGTTCTCGTAAGAATCAGATTGTTCAAAGAATACCCACGGAAATGATGCCGGGTAATCCTGATACGTTGAGCCGAGAATATTCGCATACCCTCCGCTCGCAAGAACATTGTCTATTCTATTGATGATGATGTTTTCTATATCTGTCATTAGAATATCCTTAAGGGTTCTATCTTTAGGTAGTACCGCATTGCTTTGCTTGCGTTATACATTCCTCTTGACGGGTTCTGCCCCCAATGCAAGCGTTTTTCGTGAGGCCATTGTCCATGAAAGTGTTTTAGTTTTGGGTCTATCAAGAATCCGTAATGCTGTATTGAGTAAGATGCCGGGGTATAACCGAACTGTGATCCCCACGGGTGAATGAAATCCTGATTGATACCAGTTCCGAACTCCAAAAACAGGATGTCCTGTCCGCTCGCTATAAGTTCAAATCCGTCTGAACTCCATTTGGGTGATGCGGTGAGGCTCGTGCCTTGGTTCGCCTTTTCGCCCTCGAGCGTAGTGGCTGATTCATAATCGGCTTTTGCCTGATCATAGCCAATCTGCCACATATCCTGTAAGTAGTTGTGCAACGCCCCACTCCGCTGAAAATTCTTGACATCGCTATCAGCCTTTTTCAGTTTTTTTATGAGGTTCGTGCTGTCTACTGTAATCATTTTTCCACTCGTTTAATCGCCAAAACTGTATGATTCAGAGATACTGCTTTCCGCACGATGAGATAATCGTAGTTTGGAATCTCGCTTTCAGGATCGGGGAGAGTGTCGATAAGAAGTACGGTGCTTTCATCTATAGGCCAATCCGTTCCCTGTAGGGCTATCGTCTTGTCATAGGAGATGTCGTTACCGAACTGCTCTGTATCGGTCGTTCCTGACGATGCTGATATGTTTCCAAACGCCTCTACTGGCTCTGCATACTCGGGGCTATACTCGCCCGTGAAGTTATGATCATCATCATAGATTTTCTCTTTGTTTAGATGCAGACAGTAGTAAAATTTTCTCTTGTTGCGGTCGAGTGTTCTCATAGAATCTCCACGTCTACGCTGGTTGAGACTTCCGACTTGATGCCCGTTACGGTTATCGTTGCGGTGCCGGGGGATATTGCGGTTATAATTCCGCCCGTTACTGTGAGGATGGTTTCATCGCTTGATACGTATATGTAGCCCTCGTTGACTTCGAGAACCGACCCATCCGTACATTCAACGACCGTCGAGACTAACGCCTTTTCGGTCTCCCCGACGTGCATTACAGCCGGGATTGCGAATGATAATTCGACATTTTCAGGTATCCTCTCATTCAAAGTTCTTCCAAACGGAGTGATCTGATTGAGAAGTGAATCTGAAACGAATCCGTTTTCATATGACCTTACAATGCCGTTCTCGGAGTGTCCCTGTTCTCCCTCCGCTCCTCTATGCAGATAGATTTCATTGGCTATCTGCACTTGGAGCGTTTCATATCTTCTCGGGACTTTGGCGAGGATGTAACTCGTCAGGTATGGATATGCCCTCCGAACTACAATGTCCTCTGCCAGCGTCAAATACGTTTCAAGGATTTCGGGAGTGGCATCACTATCTCCGCAAATACTCTGTAGCATTGTCAGTTTTTCAAGTTCTGTCATTCCCTGATCTCCTCTTAAGATACGGTGTAGTGATACTCGATGCCGATAACATCGGTTGATGCCGGAGCGGTGGTAAAGGTAACAGTTCCTGCACTATAGGAATAGCCGGAGGTCTGAACCTCACCGTTTACGGTAACAACGGGAGTATCGGTAGGAGTATGGTCGCAAGTAAATGCAACGGTAGTTCCGTCACCGTTCTCATACTGGAGATAGTTTGCACTACCGCCGGAAAGAACGACCTGAACGATCATGTTAGGATTTGTAAGAGCAGAGATGTAATACTTTCTTGCGAAAACATTGTTGAGTCTCTTGTTTGCGTTCTGCTCGTCACGGGATGCAACCTCGGTGTTGACACCAGTCTTGTTAAAGACGGTGATAGCATCCTTTGTGCCGACGTACATGATATTCTCGGGGAGATTCTGCTTATAGAAAAGAGCAACTCCTGCGATAGAGCCAACATAGCCCTGCTCCCATGCAAGACGAGGATCGTAAACAATCTGATCTTTCATTGCCTTACGAGCCTTTGCGATGCCTTTCTTGTCGGTGATAGCCCATACAGTAGGAATGAACTTGCCCTGAACCTCGATAACAGGCTCGTTTGCGTCGGTGATGTTCATTTCAGCAACAGCGTCAACAAGTGCATCGAAATCGTAAGTGGTGGGAGTGATCAGTTTGGTAGCCTTTGCCATCTCCACCATGATATCGGCATTAACCTTGTCAAACAGAGCAACACCGAGACGGGTGAGGCCAGTCTGTACAGCGACAGGGTCTCTCATAAGAGCCTCATCGGAATACTTGAACCATGCCTGTGCGCACTTTACTCTGTACTCCTTTTCTACAAGAGAAGTGGAGATAGAATTTGCGTTTCCCTGACCCTCTGCTACGTCCTCTGCTGATCCTGATGCTCCGTATACATTGATTCTGCGGATGTCGCCTGTAGCACCCTCGAGTTCGTTGTCAACGGTACAGAACTGGTTGAGGTCAAGGTGAGATGCGAACAGATCCTCTATCTCATTGGAGAGGAATCCGTTGTCAAATGTTGCGACATTGACCATTGAATTAGTCTGACTCATATTTGTCCTCCTATAATTTTTGTAGGTTAGGGGTGGCACTCACGATATGTGCCATCCGTATTTGTTTTACTTTTCGTAAAGTTTGTTGTATTCGTCCGGGTGTTCCTGATGAAATTTGAGACGTTCAGCCGGACTTAACTTTCTGAACGCATCCAACGTCATTGTGGGGGCTTTTCCGCCCTCGCCATCGGGTCTCGGAGTAGTCTTAAGGAGTTCTGCCTTATATGTCTTGTCATGCTCCGTCATAAAGGACTTCATCTCTTTGAAGAAACCATCGCTATCCCCATTAGTGAAAGCCTCTGATGCTTTTAGAGCGGATTCCTCGGTCATTCCTAAACCGATAAATGACGCTTTCCTCTCGGTAACTGACTTTTCCCTCTGTAGGGCCTTTATCTGCTCCTCGAGTTCTGCCATCTTCTTCTCGGATTCGGTCGTTCCCTCGGACGCCTTATCCTCCAAAGCCTTAAGTTTGCGCTTGTATTCGGCAACTTCCGAATTAGCCTTGCTTGTGGCGTTCTTGTATCTCTCCAGTTCCGATGAATTATCATCGATTTCGAGTTCCTCTAACGCCTTGATCTTGTCCTCTGCCGACATTTCGGCATAGCCCTCGATTTTTGATGTGTCTAACTTACTCATAAAACCTCCTTGCGTTTAAAGCGGTTCACTCCGCACAATTTGCGTTTACAGTTCACTCTGTTATATAAAACCCTTTGGGGATAAAGGATTTTAAACCTCCTCGTAGCGGATAAACCGGGGTGCGATCCATCCGCCACTCATCCCTTGATTCCCAAGCGAGGAGGTACGGGATGTAAATTGTCTGACTATTTCTCAATAATCTTAAAATAACATCTACAATTATAATGTAACGGCAGTTTTATTTTGTCAATATCGAAAATTTTACCATCATTTTCGTTACATTTCGGGCAAACACGCTCGTCATCCTGTGTTACCCATATTACTTTGGTTATCCCGGCTGATTTTGCGCCCTCTAATGCAGATTCGATGGTTATATTGTCGCCAGCCTGTTTAGCCTGACGATTCCAATACTTAAGGGCTTTCTCGATGTTCTTGTTGATATCTGATTTGTTGGGCGACGAGATAATTTCTTCGATGGTTCGGGCCAGTTTGCGGTCAAATTCATTCACAAAGATGTATTGAGTGACATAATTGACCGAACTTAAGTACCATGTGACATATTTTTCCGCATCAAAGGTCTTTATTTTGCGAAAACCGTCCTTTTGCCCGACGTAATACTTGATCTTGTTGCCCTTTTTCTCTATGAACGTCTTGCAGTTCTTTTCAAACGACCACAGCACGATTAAAACAAGAATACTGGTTAAATCGTCGTACAACTGCTTATATGTACGCTTTACACGCTCCGAAACGGCTTTATAGCCCTTTGAAGTGTTGAGTTCGTCAAACGGCAGAGCCTGTAACTCCCGGTTAAGAGAACTAAAGGCTCTGACCATCTTCAATGCGTACTGTCTATAGAGTTTATCGGTGTATTTAAACATCCTCGTCCTCGGATTCCGTTATCGTGGTATCGTTCATGGCCTGTTTAACCCTTTTCTGCTCCTGCTCGTCATGCCACTTCTTTGCCTCCATGAAAGCCGAATCAGGATCAGGGAACATATCACTATGCTCATATGCCTGTTGAGGGTGAATCCAATCGTTAGAGAGCATGGTTACGAGGTTATTCACCTTTGCAGAGTCGTTCGTGTAGTTACGACGAGGGAATCTGATATCAACCTGACCGAGCGCAATGTTAGTTCCGCCTATGGTATTCGAGTAGAATATAAGGAAATTCAGGAACTGCCTCTCGGACTTCTTAAAATAGGTCTCTGTGAGTTTCGCTCTCGCCTCGGCGGACGACCATCCGTCCCGGAGCAATACCGCGCTACCTGTATCACTCGTGGATGACCCACCATTTCTGTTAGGCATACCGCAGATAGTCAGCACCGCCTCGTACAAGTCGTCCTTAAAGGTCTGTGCATCGCCCTGATTGAGTGCCTGTGAGAGATAATATGCCTTGCCGTCTTTAGGAATGAACAGACCACCCGTCTCCTTAAGACGTTGCATAAAGGTAGACTCGTCCTCCGCCTCTATCTGCATATTCTCCATGCACAAGATAGACTGGATGAACTGCTCGAGGCCGTCGGCTCTGTCACTCTGACAATCGTTGATCGCATCGAGTAGTGACAGGACTATCTCAAAGTCGCCCAAACGGGCTTTATTAGCCGGATATTCGATGATGGGGACTCTCCCAAGAGCATGAGATGTAGAGGTGATGATTTTCCCGTCCATGATCTCGTAGAATGTGTCTTTTGTGTAGACATAATAGAGAACCTTATTTTCCTCTAATTCCACGAAAGTAACGCCCATCATAGGCTTATGCCCGAGTTTGGATGAATAGACCACAAATGTAGTCCTCGGGTCTAATGTAAAGAACTCAAAGGGGGCGTCGCCCTCGTCGAGCCTCTCCTCTTTGGGCAATATCAGCCTGAAAGCCGTTCCGCAGACAGAAAACCACTCCGCTAACTGCAAGTCGGATTCTTCTTTGGATTCGAGGTCCAGCCATGTGTTAAGAATCTTTAAATCCTCACTAACCTCATCCGCCCCGGCATCGATATACTGAATAGGAGCAGACAGAAAATATCCCGTCTTGAACGAGACAATCTCATTTGCCCTGTTTTCGACCACTTTATTGAGAATATGGTCATTAAAGTCCTTTTCACGATCCAAAACGGGCTGATCACCCTTGTAATAGTCATAGAGATACTCGATATCGGCTATATTCTCTGTATTGTCGTCCACAGCCGTCTCGAGTACGTCAACCACATTGTCGCTCCCGATTTCCTCGACATTCGTGTAAAGGACACTACGCCCTGTAAGTGTCTTTTCAGCCATTATTCGCTCCTTTTTCTTCTACGCCTCGGGGTTTCTTCTCTGGTTTCTTCTCTTGTTTCTTCCTCGACGGAAACCTCATTGTCGTTCCACTTGGTCACGGTGTCGGTGAGGTTTTCTCCCTTTGAGAGTCTGCCACATTTCGGGCATTTCACCATTTCAGCGGTGATATTAGGCGATACTTTGCAGTTGGGACATAAAGATACTTTCATAATTCCTCCTTTGGTTCGTTTAGATGAATCTTTTGAATGTTCCGGCACTCTGTATGGGTCTGAAAGCCATATCCGATGCCATCGCAAGTGAATCAGGGGCATCATCGTGCTTGTTTTTGCCGTTTATGGTAAAACTGAACACATTATCCATGAACGCCTGATACTCTTTCGACCTCTTATCAGACGTAAGGAACACAAAATGCTCTCTTATGTCGGGGGCTTTGTCGAATATCCTCTGCTCTTTGGATGTATTTGTGGGTGCTGGTTTCGTAGTCACCGTACACTTTATCCCTCGTCTCTTTAATTCGGTGGATAACTCGTCCGCATAGCCCTCTGTCATCTTGTTGGCCTCTATCTGTATACGCATTACCCCGAATTTGGCTATCTTATCGGCTATCTCGGGTATGGACTTCTTCTTATCCTCGTTTGTATACACTACGTCGGGTACAAAGACGTCATCTTCCACTTTCATACATATAGGGGAGGACACGTAGTCTCCACCGCCCCACGCCGGGTCACAGGCCATGAATATCGAGGCATAGCCATCGGGTATAAGCCCATTGAAGTACCGCAGGTCGCCCGAGGATAATAACGTCCCCTCTCTTTCATAGGGCTGTCCCATGTATTGTGCCATCCATGACGCCACATCGTCGTTCTTCTCAAACCCCGACCTGATCTGAACATAACTTTCGGTGTCGAACCCGACATTATGCTTGTAATCGAAATTCGACTCGCCCTTATCGTTCAGAGCAGGAACGTTCACAACTTCATATTTGACGTTTGACCCCTCCAAATGCGATATCCGCACCCCGATAGGGTCGTTTACGGACCATCTCGTACCGCACCACAGTTTCCGTGAACCCTTTTTGCATCTCGACAAAAGGTCGTTAGAGACTTTTAACCACAGCGAGGCCAGTCTGTCTTTCGACATAGCCTCCTCGATGCCACTACAGAGGTCGTCGGCAATCATTATCCCCGAACAGTCACACGCACCGTTCAGAGTTCCGTCTATCGACCTGCAAGTGACCGTGGGATACCTTAACTTCTTACGGACATTGATGGTTTGGTACTGTGCATTGACCTTGACTATCTGCTCACCAAAACATTCCGCCCAATGGTAGGTCATATCGTCTTTCATAATCTCCATCAGGCCGTTATAGAACGATTTGGTCAGGGTATCAGAGTATGACGAGTACAGATTCGATGACAAAGGCTTTTTCCCGGCGATCCACGTCGTAAAGAACACTAACAGCGTGGTTTTACCGATTCTCGGAGGTAAACTGATGAACAGTTCGTCAATCTCTCCATCCGCCAACCTCTGCAACGCCTCTACCAAAGGTTTCAAAGTCTTACGCCGGGGGGAATAGAACCTTTCCTCCGCAGGACGGTCAATCTCCATGTACAGTAAGTATTGCTCAAAGTATCTTTGTGAGCCGTACTTAAGCGATTTGACATATAGTTCATACCAGTCGTTTATCTCGTTCTCGGGGGCTGATTTCATGCACGACTTAATAGTTTTTTGAGCCTCTTTATTCCATTCGTGCAAATCTTCTCTATCGGTTTCACCCAAACAGGAATAAAAATCATACCCTTTCTCGATGGTGGGTTCGTCTATAAAGGCCTTATAGATTTTTTCAGCCAATGACTTCTCAATCATCGTCTACCACCGCACTATACTTCGCCTCTAATGACTTCTTTTCGCTGACGATATGCCCTTTAAAGGAAATCTCGCTCTGATCTTTATAGCCGAAATGGTTTTTAAGCAGGAATATCGACGCCACAGGGTTGATCCCCGAGTCCATCATCATCGATATCATCGTCGCCTCGATCATCGAGATGCCTTTCATTAAAGCCCCACGGGTCTCCTCTGTAAGTCTTTTGTCAGTTACCCACTCATTTAACCCGTCAGGTGTCGTACCCAAACTTAAGGCATAACCCGTCAGGTTAGGCTTGACGACATCAGCCATACATTGCTTTACATACTCCAACGTCCTTTGGCCCACACTCTCATAGTCCAATGTGATGGGTTTCATGGTCGCTAAAGCCAATGTGTGATTGATGAACTGATTATTTACCCTCTCTTTATCCAAGAGGTCATTGTGTTCGTTCATTCCAGCCATAAAAATACCTCTGTTATCTTTATAACCCGAATTGTCTGATAATTCAAGTTTTTGTAAATACAATACCTCAAATTGTCTGTGAAATTAGACTTCTCAATTATTGCTATTTTGGGAAAATGCAGAAAAACTGATAACCATGCGGTTTAGGAGAAATTTGAGTCCCGAATGAACCTCGGAGCAAAAAGTATTTCCTCGGGGATTTTTGATACCAAGTCGGCCGAAATCGCAATATTTGATTAGTATTTGAGCCGTTTCAGCCGTTCAGAATGAGTATTTTGCATCTATTCGCTATAGAGGACTGTATCTATTAGAGCATAGGGGAGGTATATGGAGTAGGCATATGGGCTTTCGGTAGGGATAGGGTCTTTTTTGTGAAAAATTTGGTGGAGAGAGCCTCCCGCTGGCACGCCCGCCCGCTAATCCCCCGCCCCGCCTCCCGGATGGATCTCCCCGCCCGGAGACAGCGACGGACCCGGAGACAGTACCCGCACGGCCCGGAGGAGGCTCCCGCACAATTGCCCGCTTAACCTCCCGCCCGGATCCCGTTCCCCGTCGCCCGGTTCAATTCCCTCCCGGGTAATTTTTTTAATGATCCCGGATCATAAAGAACATTTGTTCGACTGGCCCCGGAAAATACCAGCGAACGCATGTTTTGGTAAATGTTCACATAAAAAATGATAAATGTTTGGTTTATGAAAATGCGTGAATACTTATAAAATGTTTGACACGGTACGGCCCCGGGTGTATTATAAATACAAGGAAATTCCATAAACAAGGGACCCGGGAGGGATCCACATCACAAGAGGAGGTATAAACATATGACATGGAGTGAACATTTACACGAATTAAGGATGGAGTTTTTAGGCGCGATGGTAATGTATAACGGCACGGCCTACGACGTCGAGGACGTAGACACAAACGGGTGTATACATATACAGATGGACGGAGTCAACGGGACATTATACCCGGTTAGTTTATCACTCAATCCCGGGATCCCGGACGCGTTATGTAATAGTATCGAGATAGACGGCACAATATACAGATTTATATCACATTAGACGACTAAAGAGGTAAAAACGGGATCCGGGCCGGACGTCTCCGGCCTCCCGGCCTCAATACAGGGAAAATTTTTTCTGTCTATTCTATCGATTTTTTAAAACCAGTACCCGCAACAAAACTTAATACGGTTCTTTTCTGTGAACATCCCCGGAGGAGGATCCGAAACGCGGACAGCGGGACATATATCAATCATTCAATCAATCAATTTAAGGGCGGAGGAGGCCCGAATATATGAGTAATTTCGGAAAATATTTTTGTGGAAACATGATTTCTGAATATGGCCGTAAAAATGGCCGTGTAGATTATGCGACATTTTCAAAGGCATTTGACGCCGTATTGAATAATAACATAATGGCGGACCTTGAAAGCGCGGGTTATTATTTCGACATCGAGGCGGGCATGGTCGATAATTCCGAGGAAATCGAGGAGGAGGATCCCGGGGAGATATATCAATATTACATTGTATCCGACTATGGCGCCGACCTCATCCGGGATTATAACGTCGGGACATTGTTTTATTGTGAGGCCGTCGATCTGTATATTTGGGGTATATCTCATTATGGCACGTCATGGGATTATGTTTTAACGTCTATCCCTTGTGATATCGATCCCGACGCCCGCGCATGACTAAAAAATTGTAGATCCCGGGGCCATGTGTCCCGGGAGAGGAGGTAAAAACATGAATATATATAAGACTATTTTAGAATTTTCGGACGGACGGCCAATCGAGGATTTATGGCCGGATAAAGAGGACGCGCTGTCATACATCGAGAACGCGCCCGCCTTTGATGGATGTACACGGGCGGAGTTGTGGGAGTGGCATCCCGAGGGCGTAACATTCAAGCCTCATAAATGTATATATGAATATGCAATTGACAAAAATTATCTATTTAATGCGGAGGTAATAGCATGAAAACTATTAAGGGCGTTTCATACTCGGATTTAATGGACTA